GGTGATACAGTAGACTCGCTTTTCTTACGGCTGATACCCAAGCGTTTACGTCTGTTCATATTATAGTACAATCCTTTTTTCATCGTTTCATTAACATCTCCATTAAGCGGTCAAGCTTTTGATTAATTTCTTTTACAGTAGTTTCAAGTCCACTCATGCGGTTCTCAACAGCCGTGTCCCGTTCTTTCTGAGCAGCTAACTCCACTTCTATCTTAGTCATTCGTTTATCTCCCACATCCAAGCGTTCTAACAATCTCTTGATAATCCACCCGATAACTCCCAGTATTACAGCAAGAGCAGTATCTAAGAAGTGTGAGAGGGATTCAGTCATCAGGTATCCGTTACTATTGTTTTAACAGTTCCGTCAGAAAACTTAATTTTTAAATCTCCATCAGCTGAGTCCACATAAATAGCAGCTTGTCCTGAGAAAGTACTGGGAGCTGTAACTCCGTCTTTAAGAACTAACAATTGTGAATGAACTTCCCCAGCTTCGATACCTGCTTCTCCTACGTTATTAGCACCCGCAGCTCTAAATTTAATATCACCGTTTGTAATAAGGTCAGCAGCTTCAGTTATTACTATCGACTTTTCAGCAGCTCCAACGCCGGGGGTTCCAATAATTCTTAATACATCCGTATCCGCTGGTAGATTGTAATTACCTGTAGAACCTGTATCGTAAGAATCAATAACAAACCCATCAGACTCTGTACCAGTTGGCGTAGTGATCCCTGCTTTATTTATATTTATTTGACCGCCTTCTGTAGAGGAAGCTGGATCGTATATGACTAAAGAACTTCCTACCGCAGCGTTACTGGCAGTCAAAGCAAAGTTAGCATTAGTCGTAGTTCCTATACCAACAGCGTTGTTAGCACCGTCTGTTATTATTAAATTACCATTGCCAGTACTCTTTACAATGAAGTCTACATCTCCTAAAGAATTGTTAATGATTACAGTCTTTTGTGTGGATGTATCGTCTACTAAAAATTGATTGTCTGTATCACTTATCTTAGCAGCGGTTACTGCGTTGTCGTCTATCTCAGTACCAGCAATCGTATCGTCTTTTCTACGTAGCTCGTGACCACCCGCTGTACTGCCGTCGTGTACTATAACTGTGTCTTTATCTGTGTCTACTGTTACTTCTCCTTCAGCACCTGTAAAGCCAGCGTGTTGTGAAGTTGTTCCTCTTCTTAATTTTACTTGTATGTTTGGCATAGTTAGTTGTGGTTATGCGATTGATCCAAAGTCTAATGTTGTTGATAAGTTATCTGAGTCTACTACTCCGTTAGCAATAGTAAGTGCAGTTGATCCTGTTACTTCCCCGGTGTGTGTAGCGTTAGTTATTTTTGCAGTGTTAGCAGCTACAGCAGTGTTGTTAGATACTTCCGTGTCAAAGTCAGAGATAGTAGATGCAGTCTGTGTACCTGTGTGATTAGCTCTAGCTAGTAAAGTTGCATCACTACTATTAGCAGTAGCACCATCAGCTACATTTAACAAAGTCCGTGTCTGTGCCGTGGTAAGTTCTAATATATCAGAAGAGCTGCCTGTATTGTTACCGAGTATTGTATTGGCTGGTATCTCTTCTATCTTAGCAAAGGTAACGGAATCATCAGCTATCGACGCTAACGAACCGACAGGAGTACCACCAGCAGTAGAACCGTCGTGTACGAACAAGTCTTTGGTGTCTGTGGTATATACAAGTTCCCCTTCCTGTCCTGTAAACGCAGCATTCTCGGCAGCTGTCCCTCTTCGTAGTTGTACTTCAATACTCATTTATGCAATTCCTCCGTAGCTGTAAGATGCAGTCACTGGATCACCTACTATAAATCCGTAGTCGTAATCAGTAGGTACATCCGTTATAGCTGTTTTATAACCTCTCTCAATAACAAGTATTTCCTTAGTATTAGCAGGAGGAGTATCAAAACGTATTTCGTTACTGAGTCCTACGATTGTGTAATCGTCAGGGTCTATAACTTCTCCGTCTATTGTCACTAGAAAAGCAGCAGATGTAGTAACATTAGTACTAAATGTAAGTGTAAAGTCTGTCTCACTACCGTCTCCCGTAAACTTACTGAAGCTGGGAGGGTTGCCTGTATCTTGGTTTATTGCAGATATAGCACTGTCAACATAGCTCTTAGTGGTAGCATCACTGGCATTCGTTGGTATTCCTACGTTCTTTATCTGTTCACCTTGTGCATCCCAAGACGTACTGCCTACAGCTTTCTGCAACGACGAATCGTTTAGTTCTCCTATTTCTTGGTGCAGATAACGGTTGTGAAGGTACGCTCTGTCCAGTTCCGATTCAGTTAGTACTGAACCATTCTCAAAGTCTACTAGGTCTGTGTCACGTTGACTCTGTCTTCTAACTCGTACATTAGCACCGTTACCGGGAGCAGTTGTCATCTCCACTCGCTTGGTAGGTTGGTCTGTATTGATGGTAAAAGCAGAAGTAGCAACACCGTCTACAGCAACCGTTACGTGTTCGTCTTCTAAATATTCAAAATTAATCGGAAAGAAAGTATTACTACCATCTCCTGTATAATCGTTGTAGGTCGGTGGTATTGACATGATATTATATTATTACTTATTGAGCGAGGAGTTCAAGCACATCTTCATAAGAAGCACCTTGTTTTGATGCAGTTTTAGCCTCAATTGTTTTATCGTACATTCTTTTTACTTCAGGGAACTCTCTTAACATCTGTTCTAAAGCTTTCGATCTGAAGTTACTTAACACTCTACTTATAAGAGGTACGCGAGGACTTGTTAAACCGTTTATTGAAGTAGGGTCTAAGCTTCTGTATTCCTTACTTTTTATAAGTTTTTCTAAAGTCTGCCTAAGAGATTTACCATCTACTTTTATTTCAGAATGTAACTCCATCCATCTATCGTAAGCAGTACGTCCGTCATCTCCTGTGTACCTTGTTAAATCTACTAACTGGTTTAACTTACTACTAGGTGGAGAGAAACCGTGATGTAAGTTTGCCATCTCAACTAAAACAGGATCATCCGTCTTGGTTGAAAAAGCTATAGGATTAAATGGATTAAGAATTTGAAACGGAGGTGCTTCTATACCTTCTGCTTCGTATGGTTCTCCTAGTATATTTCTTCTTACATCCACCCTATCTTGTAAGCCAAATCCTACTTTTTTAAACACTGCATCCGCTAAAGTTCTTACTTCTCTTAACTCTTGATCTCCACCAACGGATTGACCCTGATAAAAAACATTAGGAACAAACGCTGCTGCTGTGCTTTGTAATGCTTGTGCTAGTTTCTTGTCAGGCACAACCAAAGCTTCTATGAATTTATTAATACCTGCTAGATAAGATTTGTTTGTTACGTTTCTAGCAAAAGTTATACCGATAGCAGCTACAACTCTCTCAGCTTCACTAGCATCATAGCCATGCACAGTGTCGTCAGTAACTGTAGCCATATCCGCAAACACACCCACAATAGTAGCTAAAGGATCAAGTCGTTGATAACTTATCCAAGTATCGCCTACTTTAATACTATACGGACGATTTCCAGCAGCTTCCCACACTCTTTTCTGCCTTGCATTTAGAGGACCACCGCCTGTTATTCTATGCTTATTTGCTGCAATAGTTGTTCCTACCGTCGCTGCTAACAAAGTTCCCATCGCTAACTGCCCCCGTGCTTCCGCTCTTATTAGTGGGTCAGGGTCTTCTAATTTCTTTATAAATAAATCTCTATTAGCAGTTAAACCCGGAAACGAAGCTTTAGCTACTGCTTCCGCTCCTACTTGAAAAGGTCTAAATAAACGACCGAAAGAAAACTTTAAGATATTAGTGGGAGTTTTTATGAAAGGTAGCACTATCCAACCCAAAGGAACGGAAGACATAAAGTCGTTTAGTTTTTGACTTATTGGTCCTAGTTCAGTTGTAAACGTGCTTTCGTGTGCTGATCTTAAATTAGGTTCTACCCACTGTTCAGCGAAACGAGCTAAAGCACCGTCGTCGTCCCCAGCTAATCCTAAATCTCTAGCTCTTTTTAAATTATCAGCACGAGCTTGTTCAACATGGTTAAACATAAACTCTTCCCTAGCTACACGGTCATCTGCGAAGTCTAGTTTTTTAGCAGCATCTTCCGCATCCCTTAACAGTGAAGCTTCAGAAAAATGTCTGCCTGATGTAGTCACTAGCGTCTCTATCCCATTTGAAATAAATTTAGCTATATCTTCAGGTTGCGTGAGTCCTTTCTTTTCTGTGGCTTCAATCCAAAGCTGTGCCATCGCCCTTCTCCTGAACTCTAAATCTTTATACATAGAGTCCATTGA